CTCCGCGTAGCGGGTGCAACCACATTGCTAGATTTTTTCCTTGGTTCCTCTGGTTCATCTATCCCGTCATCAAAATGATCTGGGAAAATCTTTCGCATACGAGAATTAATCTTCTCGTAGTAGTCGTCAGATTGGGGGTCTACCCCCTCCTTGACTAATTTACTGTGGTACCCCAGTGCGAACGCGGTCATTTCGTCGTCAGAACCAAACCATGGGTTATCTTCGCGCCATGTTTCAGCCTTGACATCCCTAACAACTTGTTGTTCTTGGGGTGCCTCTACTTGCTGTTGTACCGTATTAGTATCTGATTGTAAAGGAGTTTCTTTTGCAGGCTTAAAACTAGAAACCCTGTCCAGACGTATTTGTGCGTTATTCAACTGCTGCTGAGCTTCCAAAATAGCATCGGACTCGCCATGCTCGTACGCATCTTTATACGCACGTTTAGCGGCCAGCATTTCAGCTTCTACCTGCCTTTTAGCTGATTCAATCAAAGCATTCTGACTTTTTACCCCGTCCTGCTTCAACCGGTTGTTCTCTTCAATCAACTGTTTAGCGTAAGATTCGACGGCCTCACGCTCGCGCAGTGCCTGTTCTTTAGCCCTACGCTCGTCGTGGTAGCCCTTGCTGAAGTGCTGGATACGCTTTTTGACTTTTTCGGAGTAGTTTTCTAACTCGTCGTGAGTAACTTCTGCTGGCGGCTCAGACGGAGTTCTACCCCTGTCTTCGGCTGGGGTGTCGTCTTCAATTTCAATTTCGACTTCTCCAGCTTGGAGACTTTCTGTATCTTTTTGATTTTTAACAGATTTTGGTTTCTGTTGTATAATTTCACGTCCAACGGCTGGTTCAACATCTATATTAGTATCAACCTCGTCATCCGCTTTAATTTCTATTTCTGTTAAGTTTTCTGCTTTTTCGTCAGGAAACTCATACCCTACCTGCTGCATAGCCATAATTTACTCCTTACGCACGAGTTATTTTGCTCGGGTCTTGGACGACAGCTTCCACTGTATCGTCGTTGATTAAACGGTACTCTTGTTTTCCAACCTTAAACCGGGTGCCGCTATTAGCGCGAAACATCACGTAATCGCCCTGTTTACACCACGGACCAGTTGGAAAGCGGTCAGCATCGCTATACGCCTGCTCGCCCATGTCAAGAACCACTCCCACCATAGACAGGATGTGCTCTTCCCGCAGGGTCTTCTCGGCTTTAACTATGCCGCTGTCCCCAAAAGTATCGTCAATACTGGGCATAGCAATAAGTATGTGGTAGCCGACAGGTTTTGGTATCTGCGCCTCCAACACAACTTCTTGTTTTTCCTCAGTTTCTATATTTAGCTTACGTTTCTGTTCTAACGCAGTCATTTCAGTCATCTTCGTCTTCCAAAAAGTTTCGCGAGAGGTCTTCAATTTCTCGTATTGCGGAGGTTAGACCTCGTATCACCCCGCAAATCTCACGGTACTGGGCATAGTCTTTAGCTGACCCAGCTACCAAGGATTCTTCGCAAGAGCGCTGCTGCTCTTGTAGTTTTTCTCTTAATACCTCAAATACTGTCTTCGCCATTATCGCTAGGTTTCTCCCCAAACTTTTGATGTTCGTATATTGTGCGTACCCACCAGTGTAATAAATCTTCCGAAAGCTCGTGTTTTATAAAATTAATTCTTCCAGCAACTAGCTGTATGTTTTCTGGCGTATAGGCTTCGTGTGGAATTATCCGGTCTATGCTTGCGTTAAAATCTTTTCGCCCACCACCATCTTTATGGTGGGTCATCACAACACCAGATATTGCACACCTACCGTTCTGTTTGTACCACAAGCCAATTAAATCTTGTTTTGTAATCGCAAAATCCGTTTTGTTCGGGTGACTTCTATTGTGTTTCCTGCTTGTGTATGTGTATTTAGCGTGCGTGTATAAGGAAGCTAAAAAATCTTCTGGTGTGGAGGACTGCTTTATACGAGCTTTTATACCGTTGCACCCCCTGCATATTCGACGTTGTGGTTCAAACGCGTCTAACGGCTTTACTACTTCGCAGTTTTTACATTTTTTATTCTGTGGTTCAACGTACAAAACTACCTACCTTGGCCCTTGTACTTCTTGTAATTACGCTTCTGGTCTTTACTCATTGTGCTTCTTTTAGTTGCACCGCCACCAATAGATGTACCTTTGACACCTTTACCTTCCTGCAACATTTCATAGGTATTGCGTTCTGCTTTTTTAGCCACCTCTGTTCACCTGCTGGGCTTTTGCTAAGTCAATAAGTGCTTTAGTTTCATCCAAGTCCCGTTTGGCATTGGCTTGGTCTGTCTGCGCGGCTATACGGCTTGCTTCAAGAGACATGGTAGTGTTTGCTTTCTTCTCCTCAAGCTGTAGTTTAGCCGCTGCTATCTGCGCGTCTGCTTGGTCTTTCTGTGCTTTGCGCTGTATTTCAGCCTGTTTAATAGCTAGTTCTTGCTGCTGCATCTGGATTACCGGGTCTTGGGCTTGCTGTTGTGCTGCCTGTTGCGCCGCTTCTGCCTGTTTCTGTGGGGTCAACTGTGTACTTGCCTGTGCCATAGTCTGAGCGAGAAGCACTTCAATATCTTTCGGTAACTCCTCGTTAGGCGCGGGCAGCGGAGCACCCAGTTTTTCTTCTATCTGGCGACGATATTCAAACGCCATGTGCTCGGCTATGTGCGCTTGCAGTGATCCCATAATCTGCTGGGCCATGGGGTTTTGTCCAATCATCGCGGCAATCTGTGGGTCTTGCATAAATGACTGGTGAGTAGCGATATGCGCCTGATGGTCTTGGTAGATAAACGCCTTCATGGGCTTACCAACGAGCGCGTTCATGTTTTCACTTACCGGGTCAACCGGAGGTAAGTCATCGCTTGTGGGTACAAGTTTCTCTGCATTCTTTACCCCAAGAACTTCAATCATCTGGCGGTGTAGCTGGGGGAGGTCGTATATCTGCGGTGCCTGTTGCGCCATCTGCAACACGGCTTGGTACTGAACAACACGCTGGGCCAACGTAGTATTGTTGGGGTCGCTTACAGGGATTACATCAGTAATCGCATAGTCCATCTGCCTAGCGCGGGGTTCACCACGGTTGGGGACATACCCATATTCTTCTGGTGCATACTCAGCAATGATCGCCCGCAGTAGTTTGAACTCCTGTTTCATCGCGTAATGAACACGAGCTTGTACCGCAGCCATCGGCTTGAGTGTGCGCTCCAGCAGAGCAAGAGTAGTCCCTACTGGCGCGTTGGCACTCATATCACTGATATTCATGTCTGAGATTGCACCCAGACGACGACCTTCTTCAGTAATACGGTTCAACAACGCCAGTAGGGTCTGGGAAGGCTCTTTATATGGTAGCGGCATGATGTTGTCGCGGATGGAACCACTAGGCACATCCACATCACGGAACTCACCGGGGCCAATCGGTGTGTCATCACCTTTAACTCTAAGCCCACGCGACTTCAAACCGCCCGGTAGATTTGACAACGTACCAGCATCAACAAGCTGGCGAATAAGGGAAGTACCAGCGCGAGCGTACCCCCCTACGATGTGTATCAAACCAAGACCATAAAAACCAAATCCCGGTACGTAAACATAGTGTACAAAGTGTTGACGCTTTAGCATCAACGGGTCATCGGGGTTCCAGTTGCGGCGTATAGCAAGAACTTCCCCAGTGCCCTGTTCAATAGTTACGACGTAAGGTTTGGCGATTTGCATAGTCTCATCGCCTTCTTCCTCATCCACGCCGTCTATAGTCAGGTCTGCGTGTACTTCACAAATACAGTAGCGGTCATCAGAGGTTAGACTAAAGCCACCTTCTTCCGCTTTCTTTTCTTCTATATCAGTAAAGAATGACTGCGGCTCACCAAGTTCTACGTCACGGTAAAAGCCCGCAGCCTGTAGCTTGGTCAACTCGTTCTTAGTCTTACGCATAACGTGCGTAACACGTTCTGCTGTTTCTATGTTAGACGCACCGTACGGGACAATAACGTCTTCGGCTGGGATATACACCGCAACCTGACGGCCTAAATTCGGATCGTAGTAAACCTTCTTAAAAGCTGACCCCGCAAGACCGAGGCTATAGAGGAGTCGTTCGTGCTCAGGACGATACTCCACCATCACCTCTGTAAGCTCATAATTCATGTCGGCACGAACACGCTCTGCTGCTTCTTCCTTCTCGCGTGTTACTTCGCCTAAAATTTTGGTCTTGACGGGGCCAGCAGCAGGGAACGTCTCACTCATAGCCTCGGCTTGAAAACGTATGGCGGCTTCGGACAGCACGGTACTATACACACCGCAAGCGTCATCCCACGGCTCTGTCCGTTCCTCATACTTAAATCCGAGCACTTCCAAGCCCTTGACAAAAGTATCAGCCCACTCTTTGCGGCCATTTGTATCAGCGCTAACGTACCCAAGGAGATCATTAGATAGGAGACTTAATTCTCTGTCCCCTAAGT